CTGGCGAGCTTCTCGAGGTCGTGTACGACTTCACCGAGATCGAGCATCTCCGGGACGATCTCATGCGGGCTGCCGTTCATCTCGTCCCGGAGTCGTTCCGCGGCGCTGGCGAGGAGTTGGGGCTGTTCATCGAGCGGGAGGCCAAGGGTCACGTCCCGGTCGACACCGGGCGGCTCCGTGCCTCGATCGGGCATGGTCCGGACGGGGTCTGGAAGCTCGAGCAGAACGCTGCTCAGGTCCGCGTCACGGTCGGGACCAACGTGGAGTACGCGCCGTACATGGAGTTCGGCTTCCGTCACCCTGGCGGCGTCGTGGTCAACATCCCGGGCGTCGGGTTCCGCTACATCCACCCGTTCTCCGTCCCCGGGTTTCAGTACATGCGGAAGGCGATGATGGCTGCGGAGCGCGCTGCCGAGGCGATCCTGCTCCGGCATCTCATGATGGCGATGAGGAAGGCTGGTCTGTTGTGACGTTCCAGGATGTCTCCCTGGTCGAGCACCAGTTCCGCTCGATCCGCAAGTGGCTCAACGCTCTGTTCGGGGATCCCGATCTGGCGATCTGGATCGGCCGTCCCGAGGCGAACTTCTCGAGGCCGTGCCTGGTGATCTCCCCGGGGGATACCTCGATGATCGACCGGGGCCGTCATCTCTCGGAGCAGGAGGTTCCGTGGACGGTCGAGTACCTTGCTCCGCTCGGCGCTCGCTGGGAGGCGGAGCGGGCTGCCGACAAGATCATGAGCAAGCTGCAGCGTGTAAATCTGATCCCGATGTATCTTCATGGGTGGAGCCATCCACCGATCCAAGTGGTGGCGGCTTCGGGAGGTTCGATCCCAGCGGGCGAGGTGTCCGTGAGGGTCACGGCCGTGAATGCCGAGGGCGAGGAATCGCTCCCGTCTGAGGCGGAGGTCGTGACCGTTGAGGAAGACGGATCTCTGCAGGTGGTTCTGACGTCCTGGCCGAGGTGGGCAGGTGTCGCGAAGGAGTATCGGGTGTTCGCTGGTGCCGCAGGTGCGGAGAAGCTGGTCGACTCGTTCTCGGTTCCCGAGGACGCGGTTCCTGGCGTTCCGCTCATCCACACCCTGCTCGATGTTCCCGCAGGTGTCACGAACCCACCGACTTCCTCAGTGTTCTTCTACCGCTTCATGCGCGTCCGGTCGATCGGCTCCCGCGTGCTCGAGCATCCGGAGACGGATGGCGTCTGGAATGCCACTGTCACCTTCACGACCAACGTGCTGACTTCTCGGTTCTACTCGCTGGCTCGGGCCATCGAGTCGATCACGATCGAGCCGGAGGTGGTCTGATGATCGAGGCCGTGAAGGACGAGCGCTGGGATCACGCGGTCGAGATGGCTGCCGCCATCGGGCTGGCGGTCGACGGTCGCTGGTCGCTCGCGACTCTGATCTCGAAGGTGGAGGTCGAACGAGAGCGGCTTCAGCGGGCGCACGAACACTCTCGGACCCGGAGGTTCACGGTCGATCAGTTGATCCCGTATTCGGACCGGCTGTTCTCCGTCCCCGGGCAGGTTCTGGTCGGCGCTCGCGCTGCAGGCTTGCTGGCGGACGGTTGCACGAAAGAAGAGGCGTCCGAAGCGGTCGCCAAGTGGCTGGCGATGCCAGCAGGAGGAGGTAGCTGATGGGAGGGCAGTGGACGGCAAGTGATGTCCTGTCCCCGGCGACCCGACCGGGCGCGTACTTCAACGTCATCGCTCAGGCAGCAGATCTGCTCGAGGCTGGCGATCGAGGCGTCGTGCTCATCGTGGGTCGTGCGAACTGGGGGCCGGTCGATGAGACGGTCGAGCTTCTGTCGGAGGCTGACGTCACGAGGGCATACGGTACGGGGTCTTCGCTCCCCAAGCTGGCGACTCAGGCGATCCGTGGTGGGGCGGCGACCGTGCTCGGTCTTCGTATCGCTGGATCCTCTGCTGCGGTGGCGACGGCGACCCTGGACGACGAGTACGACGTGGCGGACGCTCTGACGTTCGAGGCTCTGTACCCGGGCACCCGGGCGAACTCGTTCACGATCACGGTGTCCGATCACCCGGTGGAGGGGCTGCTCCTGGATCTGAAGGAGTCCGGCGTCCTGCTCGAGCGGTACCACACGGTGTCCGGTCTGGCGGAGGACTTCGCGATCCTGATCAACGCGGAGAGCGCCTACGTCGTGGCGGATGGCTCCGGGGGTGGCGTGCTCGCCATCGTCACGGATGCTCCCTTCGCCAGCGGCAACAGCGGGACGACCGTCGTCTCTGGTGACTACACCGCGGCGCAGACGGTGGCCGAGGGCGAGATCTTCGATGTCTACGTCCAGGACGACGACACCAACGGGTCGAACCAGAACGCGGTTGCCGCGTGGACCGAGACCCGGCGCGAGGCCGGGCAGTTGTTCATGACGGTCATGGGTGGCGCTGCCGCCGAGCTTGTCTCGACGGCGATGACCCGCGCTGGCGACTTCGACTTCGAGGGCGTCGTGTACGTGTACCCGGGATTCACCGACGCTGACGGCGTCGTGTTCACGGGCCAGGAGGCGGCGGCTCGGGTGGCCGGGCACATCGCTGCTGCTGGCTTCTCCCGCTCGGTCACGTTCCAGGTGCTCGACGGCGTCGCGGATGTCGAGACCCGTCTCGGTACGCAGGACGTGGCTTCGGCTCTCGAGGCGGGCGTGCTGCTCATCGTGGCGGACGGTCCCGAGGTCCGGATCGAGAAGGGGATCAACACCTTCACGTCCGAGGCCGAGGACGAGACCAAGTCGAAGGCGTTCCGGAAGATCCGGACGATCGCCACGATCGACGCGGTGGTCGAAGGGCTGGAGCGGGGCTTCCGTGCCTACATCGGCGCGGTGACCAACGACGACGATGGTCGCCAGTCGATGATCGGTGCTGGCCAGGAGTTCCTGGACCGGCTGGTGCAGGCTCGGGCCTTGAACCCTGGCGCGTCGGTGGCGCTCGATCCGAGCAACCCGCCGACCGTGGATCAGGTGTTCCTGGTCGTGGCAATCACTCCGCTGGACTCGGTGGAGCAGATCTTCGTCACGGTCAACGTGGCGACTTGAGTGAGAAGGGGAGGAGGTAATTCATCATGACGATGGTTCCTGAATACACCATCAACGGCTCGTTCGGAGAGGTCCGGGACGAGTCCGGGAACTGGCTCTCGAACGCTCAGGAGGTCACCTATCGGATCATCACGAACCGCCAGGAGTTGTCCATGTCCGGCACTCGCCGGATGGGCTACAAGGCGACGTCGGTGGCCGGTGAGGGGACGCTCCGTCAGTTCAAGGTCACCAGCGACTTCCTGTTGAAGGTGTCCGAACTGATGCGCTCGGATCGCCAGCCTCAGTTCGTCGGGCAGTTGATGGTGAAGCTGGACGATCCCGATGGACTCGGGATCGAACGGGTTCTCCTGACAGGGGTCAAGTTCTGGGAGATCAACGGCGGCTGGCGCGTCGGTGAACTGGTGGAGGAGGAGATCCCCTTCACGTTCACTGGCATCCGTCCGATCGATCGCATCTCCGGGGACATGAACACCCCGCTCGATCGCTACACGCCTCTGGCGTAACATCCGGCAGCAACGATCACGGGAAGGTGGCTGATGGCTGATCTCGACGGCTTGACCGTCTCTGAGGCATTGAAGGTGATGGACGACGAAGCGGTGGACGACGCTGCCGGGGAGATCCCGGTCCGGCGATCGTCCCCGGCTCCGCAGATCGAGACCGAGGAGGATCTCTCCGAGGACGAGGAGCGGGTCGCGGAGGTCCGCGAGACGCTCCGCATCGACGCTTCGGTGGATCCCCTGGCGGCTCTGCTCGACTCGACCAAGCGGGTCTACGACTACGTCCCGATCCCCCGGCTGGGCGCTCAGTTCCAGGTGCGGGCGATCGAGGACGAGCAGGCGTACCGCTCGCTGGTGGAGCGTTGCACCGAGGTGAAGCGCTCCCGTCGTGGGCAGTCCCGGGAGAAGATCAACGGGCCACGTCTCACGAAGCTGATCGTTGCCTACTACACGGTCGACCCTGCGTTCGCTCCGTCGTCGGATGCCGAGGTGCAGGCTCGGTACGAGAAGCTGGTGGCGCAGTCCGGCGTCCGCGAGCCGGAGGATCTGGTGTCCAAGTGGCTCCTGATCGGTGAGGTCGAGAAGCTGGGCGACGCGATCATGACGCTGTCCGGGTTCGATGACGGTGACCTCCTGGTGGAGGCAGCGGGAAACTGATCAAGAGTTGGGCGGGTGCCGCTCAGCTCGCGATCCTCTGCCTCAAGTTCAGGATGGATCCGGCCGCTCTCATGGCGCTCACGCCAGGCGCGCGTGCGTTCATGCTGGCGGCGGTAGAGTGGGAGTACGAGGAGACGTCGAAGGTCCGTGCTCGGGCTTCCTCGAGCGGCTCGAGTAGCCGGGTCCGACGTCGGTAGAAGGTACCGGGACGCCTTGGGCGCAAGCCTGAATGCCGCAGACCCTCTGGGATCCCGGGGGGTGGCTACGGGTTTCGGAGTTGGGGCGTGTCGAACGTTCAAGTCACAGCGACACTCAATGACCGGCTGAGTCAGAAGCTCTCGTCTTCTGCTCGGTCGGTCGATCGCTATGCTCGGTCGTGGCAGCGTGCTCAGATGATGACGTCTCGAGCCACCATGTCGATGTCCCGAGGGTTCATGGCGGTCGACCGTTCTCTCTCGAGGCTCTGGCGTCGAGCCAAGCTGTCGATCATCATCTTCTCCGCGATGGCTCAGATCATGGGCGGGCTGATGGTCCGGAACGCCATGAAGTACGAGCGTGCGCTCCGCAACGTCACGTCTCTGATCGCTGGCTCCGGCGCTGCAGCGGCCGAGGTCGATCGACAGTTCCGCGCGTTCGATGCCGCTGCTCGGCGGATCGCTGTCGCCTCCGGCACCGCTCCGCAGCAGGTGGCCGAGGGTCTGTACAACGTGGTGTCCGGTGGCTTCGAGGGTGCTGCAGCGCTCCGGGTCACGGAGACGGCTGCGAAGGGTGCCTTCGCTGGACTCACTGAGGTCGATACGGTCACGGGCATCCTGGTCAAGACCCTGCAGTCATATCGTAAGGCCGGCGAGGACGCCGACGACATCTCGCTGCGGGCAATGGGCACGATGGACAAGTTCTTCCAGTCGGTGAACCTCGGTATCTTCTCGTTCGAGGAGTTGTCGCTGTCGTTCGGTGAGGTGGCGTCGACCGCGGCGCAGTTTGGCGTCTCCCTCGAGGACGCTCTGGCGTTCCTCTCGACGTCGACCCTCCGTGGTCTGGGGATGGAGGAGGCGGTGACGTCCCTCCGTGCCACTCTGCTCTCCCTGGTGGCGCTGACTCCGGCTCAGGAGAAGGCCGCTGAGGAGATCTTCGGGTCCGACTGGTCCGAGGTCTGGGGCGCTGAGGCGCTCGCTGGGCAGGGGCTTCACGGCGTTCTGAAGAACCTCAACCGGGAGCTTCCGAAGGTGACTCCCGCCATGATCGAAGCGGCGATCGCGTTCGAGGAGGAGGGCGGCTCCGCTGCCGAGTTCCTGGCGCAGAACGTGGGCGAGTCCGCTCGGGTCATCACGGAACTGTTCCCCAACATCCGTGCGCTGAAGGGTGTCATGGCCGTGACGGGAACCGGCATGAAGACCTACGGCGAGCATCTCGCCAAGATCGGGGAGTCGGCTGGCGCCACTCAGCGGGCGCAGGACGAGATGGCGAAGTCGACCGAGGGCGCTATGCAGTTCATCAAGTCTGCCTGGTCGGTGTTCTCGCTCGACGTCGGCGGGCTGATCCTCCCCGGGCTGCGGCACGTCTCTGAGTCCCTGCTCGACTGGTGGAAGGGGCTGCCGGATAAGTTCGCTCGAGAGAGCGGCTTGATCCCGGATGCTGATATCGAGGCGACGGTCGGCGGTGTTCGTGGGTTCCCTGAGATGCAGGAGAACATCCAGAACGCGTGGGATCAGGCGTCTCCGTTCGAGCGTGTCAAGTTCGTGCTCCGGACGGCGTGGGAGGATGCCTTCGAGAACCTGAATACGTGGTTCACGACTGGCGGTCAGCAGAAGGTCGAGGAGTTCGCCAACCGGGTTG